GATCGGCTCGTTCATGATGCACCGCCTTCCGTGCTAGCGGTCGGCGCTGGCACGTAACGCTCGCCGCAGAATGGGCAGAAGGTGTGCGCAAAGAGACGTGGCTTGCGGCTGCGCGTTTCGGGCCTGCCGGTGTCCTTCCTGCGGAGGCTGGAATAGGTCCGAGCGACCAGTGAATTGCCGGAAAAGCAAATCGCGGTGTCGAGCGTGTGCTCTTCCAGTCTCGCATCGATCTCTGTGATGCATTCGCATGACGTGTGGGTCATTTTCGGGGCTCCTCGATTGAAAGTCAGTCGCGCTCGCCGAGCAGGCGTTGCTGATCTGCGAAGGCTTGTTGCGGGGTGATGCGCGGCGCGGTTGGGATCGGGTTGGGTGCATCCCGCATGTGCTCGGCGGCGCGCTTGCACTCGGTTCGCCAAGCGGCCTTCCGTCCGGCACGGTAGTGCTCAACGATGGCGGTGCGGATGTCGCCGGGCAGGGCAGCGAAGCACCGCTCGCAGACGCGCTGCCAACGGCGGCGGGTGTGTTGGCAGCCGGGCACGTCGCACTTATGGGGTCTGGCCATCAGCATGGATCCTTTCGCAGGTGGGGGAGTTCATCGCGGCTTGGGGGAGGGCCGCCCAAAGACTGCGGGCGCAGTATTTGCGGTGGGTATTCGTCGATCGGGATCACCGTCAGGACGACGGGCACGCCATTTGTGAACTTCATCAGCACCCGACCACCGGGGATGCGGACACAGCGGGCGCCGAAGCGGACGGCGAGCTGCACCGCGCCGCCGGACAGAACCGCCACGGCAATATCCTCATCGCCGCCGATCCGTTCGACGTAGCGTTGCACAGCGTGTGCGGTGACGATGAGGGGTTGCATGTTCAGGCGTGGCTCCTGTTGAGGCTGTCGCGCAGCTGGGCGCGCCAGACGCGCTGGGCGAAGCGGAGGGCGAGATCGTCGTCTTCGGCGCGTTCGGCGGGCGTGAGGGCGCGCCGCATGCGGATCTCGTCCAGCTCGCGACGTCTGCGGTTCTGATCGGCGAGCGGGATCCGGCGCTGTTTACGGCGGGCGGCTTCTGGCGGGGCAGGGCGAGCGGCAGGCGTCATGCAATGCCACCGTTCACGACTTGCACGACCGTCACGGCCATCATCCCGATCGCGATCGCTTGCAGGAGAAGTGGCATCGCATGGCGGCGCAAAATGCGGACGGCAGCCGCGTAGCGCCGCTCCGAGCGGTTCGGCTCATCGGGCCCGTTCCACGCTGCCTCGAGTTGGCGGCATTCCTCGCCGGTGAAGCCGGCGCTCACTGGACGCCCCCTTTCGGCAGATCAATCGCGTCGTCGGGGCAGTAAGCGTAGATGTCTTCGCCGATCTGTTCGATCGCCCAGCCTTCAGGAAGGGTAGGCGTGGGGCGGCGTTCTACGGCTCCGCACGCCGTGCACTGGAAGGTGAAGGTGATGATTGCCGGGCGCGCAGCACGGGCGGATCGTCGTTGCGTTCGCATTCTGGTTTTCCGATCGCTCATGGCCAGAGGGCGGCGAGGGCTGCGCCGACGGTCGAGCCCAGCAAGAGGGCAAGGGCCAAGAAGAGGACCGCCACGCGGGCGATGATCGCGCGCTTGAGCGAGCAGGCGATGGCGGGTTCGCCGGGGCGGCGTGGCATGCAGGCACGACAGCGGCAGTGGGCCGGGTGGATGCGGGTATCAGGCATCAGGCAGCACTCCTCAGATTGGCCGCCGTGGCGGCGCGGTTGCGGATTTCACGGGTGAGGCGGGTGAGGCGGATCAGGGCCGGTTCGCGGTCGAGGTCAGCGTGCCAGCGCAGTGCGATGACGTGCTGAGCCTGCAGAGCGAGTTCGGCAGTGAAGCCGCGCCGATCGCGGGCAATGTCGACGATGGTGTCGAGGCTGGCATCGATGACGGCTTGGCGTGCCTGCAGCGTCGAGAAGTGGGCAGGTTCGCCTTCGCCGGTGCAGATCCAGAGCCAATGCGCCGCAATCGCTTCAAAGGATGCGAGTTCGGTCCTGGCATCGCTTTGGGTGATGCGGCCTTCGCGGATCCAGTCGGGGAAACGGCGGCGGCGTGCCTCGACCATGGATTTTGCCATGGCGGACAAGTCGGGCCAGTCACCCGCCGCCCATGGCGGATCCTGCGCCTCGATGCCGCGCCAGATGCGGGTCGGGAAGCCGGCGCTCATATGATGCGCTCCGGCCTGGCAGGCTGTTCGAAGACCCAGCAGTGGACGGCGCGGCCTTCCGGATTGTTGACGTTGCCGGTGGCGAGCCATTTGCGGGACTTGGAATCGCGCAGCAGGTTGCGCAGCTTGTCCATGTCTGGCGGCGTGATTCCGGCATTGCGGCAGCGCGCCTCGTAGTCGACCAGGCGGATAGCGATCTTGCCCGCATCGCGGTGCTGGTTGATCGACTTGCCGGCAGCGTGATCCTCGGGCTTCTCGCGGTCGAGCAGGTATTCGACCTGCTCCCAGAACCGCGCGACCAGGACATGGTCGCCGCCGCACGACTTCTGGCGATCGAGCGCCATGGCATCGACCAACTGCAGCGTCTCGTCGATCCACTCGGGCCGGATCTCGCGGGGGAAAAGGGGCTTCAGCGCCTCGACGGCAGCGGCGAGCTGCGAGTGCGTCTTGATGGGGCGCGTGTTGACCAGGCCATTGACGCGCTTGGCCATCTGGCCGTCGTGATGACGGAAGCGCTCGAAGAAGAAGGGGAGGAACTTGGCCTCGTTGCGGACGATGTGGACGATCGTCCCGGAGACGTTCTCCATCGGCCAGTTTTCAAGCCGGATGGCCGCATCCTTGGTCGCTTCCGACCACCGCGCCTTGTCGATGTTCATCGACATCAGGCGTTCGAGCACCGCCGGGATGGCGTTGATCCGCTCATTCTGCATGAGGTAGATCGCGCCGAGGAACGGCGGCTCAAGCGTTTCGTAGCCGCCCGACTTCTGGCCGATGCCGCGCGGGGAACGGCCGTTGTAGAGAACGAGCAGCTCGTTGTAGTCGTATTGGCGGCCGCCACGCTTGTCGTCATCGCCGCGGTTGCCTTCGATCAGGCCGACCGGCAGGTTGGCGACCTTGAGCAAGCTGCGAGCGATGAACGCCGGGGTGGCCTTGTTCGGATCGAAGCCTTCGTATCCCGCGCGTCCGGCGAGCTTCCAGAGGAACTCGATCAGGGTGGACTTGCCCGAGCCCGGCAGGCCAGTGATTTCCAGGAAGCCGAGCGACTTGTGCTTGTCGCGGATCTGGACCGCAAAAAAGCTCATCACGAAGAAGGCGAGGGCGACGAAGCCTTTTGGCCCGTAGGCAGTCCAGAGATCGGCGAGCCATTCGGCATCATGCCGATCGGGGTCATAGGCGATGTCGAGCAGCCGTTCGGGGCTGCGCAGTTTCACTGCCTGCTTGCCGAAATCGAAATAGTTCTCGGTGTTGATCTTCTCGATCCGGCCGTCGCGAACGGCCATGTCGCCGAAGAGCCAGGCGCGGTGCGGCGCCGAGTAGCCAGTGAACGGGATCGGCTCGACCACCTTGAGCCGCCGTGTCTGGCCGCGCATCAGTCGGTCCAGTTGCTCGCCGGTTCCGCTCCACATGCCGGCGAAGGCCATCAGGCGTTTCTTGAACTCGCCGGAGTTGGCGCAGGCGGCAGCGGAGAAGCGCGCCTTCACAGTGGGCGCGTCGGGGAAATCGACCTGCAGGAAGTAGTTCGTCTCGTCCGCGATCTCGTCGCGTTCGCGGTAGAGCATGCGGAAGGCGCAGTTGGCGATCTCATCGGTGTAGAGTTCGCGGCCGTCGTCGGTTTCCTTGACGCGGGCCCACCACAGGCGGTTGCCGTGGCGGAAGTCGAAGCTCATCAGCGCGGGATTGCGCGCAATGATCAGCTTGGCCTTGTCGCGCGCGGTTTCGGCGATGGTGATGGCGCCGTTCCAGAGGTATTCATCGATCGCGTCGGGACCGAGAGGCGCCTTCTCCGCCTCGCCCTTCCATTGCTGGTGGCGCAGGAGCAGGTCGTTCCAGTCGAGCGTCGTGCCTTCGCCGTCAGGGCGAACCTGCGCGGCAGTTGCCGTCCATCCTTCCTCGCGGGCTTGCTTGACGAAACGGCGGGCCCATTTGACCCCTGCGGCTCCGGGATCGAAGGCAAAGACCAGACGCGGGCGGGTGGCGCGTTTGATGGCGCGCAAGGCCTCGCGCAGCTGGTCTAGGAAATGCTCGGGCCAATAATTGCAAGACATGGCCGAGACAGTGAGGAGGTGCGCTCCCTGGTGGAGCGCCTGGGCGTTGAAGATACCCTCGCAAATCCAGACATCATCGGCGGAGGCAAAGTCCTCGATCGTGAGGCGAGGCGGCATCCAGCAATGCCCGCCCGGCTTGCCGCCGGCCTGGAAGTGCGCCTTTTTCTCGAAGCGGCCCGGCTTGTCGATGATGCGTTCCCACCATGTGGGGCCGACTTGGAAACGGACCGTGGCGGCGGATTCGCCGCTAGCGCGGTCGCGGTAGACTTCCTGCGAATAGGCGCCGCGCAGAAGCTGCAGGTCCAGCCCGCGCTCGTGCAGTAGATAGGCATCGGCGGCTGCGCTTGGATTTTCGTCGCTGGCGGGGAAGCGTTTCGACCAGTCCTCGAACAGATCGGGCAGCAGGCTGCGCACCGACCATTCCGAGCCGCACTTTTCGGAGCGGCCGCAACGGACGATCTTGGGATCCTTGGACGCCGCAAACACAGAGCGTTCGCGGCAATCTGGGCACTTGCCACCCTGCAACCAGTCGCCCGCCGTTTTGCGAAAACCGAACTTGTCCTGCAGACCCTTGAGAATTTCAGCTTCGAGGTTCACCGGCCGGCGTCTCCGTCGACGACGCGCAGAGCAGGTCGCCGCGTGAAGCGGGTGACAGGGTAGGGGCCGGTGTAGGCGCACGGCGGGCCGCGATCCGGGTCGAGACAGCCTGCGCAGACCTGCTGCCAGCCCTTGCCGTTGACGAAGGCGTCGAAGAGCTTGCTCCACGGCAGGCCGCAGCAGTCGCAGCGCTTGGGCATCGTTGTAACAGGCAAAGTTTCCCCCCCGGCCGCAGCGCGGCCGTTCAATCAAATTCGGTAGTATGGTTGGTTGAGCCGGGCCGATCAGGCCGGCGGCACGCTCATGACGGGCCTTCGAACATGCTGATCTGGTCCGGATCGGGCGCCGGGCCGTCCGCGCGGGGCGGCACGACATGGGGCACCTGATCGCGCGGGCAGACCGGCAGATCGAGATCGGGGCGGTCGATCAGGCCGGGGCTGAACGAATGCACGAAGGTCACTTCCGCAAGGAAGGTATGGCCGCAGCCGGTGTTGGTGCAGTGCGCGGTCAGGTGCTTGACCTTGGGCGTGATGCGCTCGCTGCGCCGGATGAAGCAGGGGGCATCGCACTTCGGGCAGAGCAGGAACGCCCGGTCGGCATTCACCTGAGCGCCGCCCGAACGCATGCGAAACTGCAACGGCGCCTCGATCAGCGGACGCGGCGAGAGATGGCCTTCGCCGCTCATGACTTTTCCCTCGCTTCCATGCGATCCAGTTCGGCTAGGCCGTTCGTCAGACTGTCGATGGCTTCGTGAAGTTCCTTGCGGGCGTAACGGCGCTGCCGAGCATCCGGATTTGCGCCAATTTCAAGCAGTGCGGCTACTGCCCTTCCACTCGACAGCGCCATCCGAGACGCCGTCACAGCGGCGGGCGGCAGGTTTTCGAGGGCTGCACGCTTTGCCGCGGACAAGCGGCAGGCCATGGCGCGGAGGATAGGTGCATGATCGCCACCCGCATCAATAAAAGCCCGATCCAGCTTTTCCGCATTGGCCATGGAAATGCTTGTCGGATGATCGGCATCGGCCCAATACCGTGCTGTGCGCTCAACCACTCCGCAGACGCTCGATGCCTGTGACCAGCCTATGCAATCCACGACCGTTTGGATGGCCTGCTCGATCGACATCGGATCGCGCAACTTGGTCATTTTCTTCCTCCGTGAAACAAAGTCGTGCGAAGCGTTTGCAATGCTTCGATGCCCTCTTCGACTTCCATAATCGCTCGGCCGCGGGCGGCTTCGTCAGCAATGTCTGTCGCCGCCATGAGAGCCGCTCCAATAGCTTCGCCGGTTTCCTTTGCGGCAAGTCCGGATGCTTCGAGCAGGGGAGCCGTGTCGGATCCACCTTGTTCAATCATGATTTCGAGACGAGCTGCATAGCACTCAAATAAAGGAGCGCCTGTCCCTCCGGCACGACGATAGGCAGCGTCCAAGCGTATCGCATCTTGAAGGCTGATTTGGCGGCCAGTGTCAGGATCGCCCAACTTTCGGACGGTCCATTCGGACTTTGCTATGACGTCTGCGCAGCCATCATAGCCAATGAGGTCGGCAATCCGGCAAAGCGCACGGTGAGGGGTAAGGGGGCGTCTCTCTTTCGTCACGGGCATACTCCCGCTGATTTATCCAAAGACTTCCTTCGATTGCCGTTTCGGCCGGATCGTTCGAAGCATACAGCGCTGGCACCGGCGCGCCGATCGACGCCGGACCAGCGTGAGGGTGCCTCGGGCATATCGACAGGGTAGATATCGGGGCGAAGGTGATGACGCGATACGCCGGTGGCGGTTTCGATGCGCAGGACGTACTCCGCCGGCACGCGCTTGGAGCTTTGCAGCCATTTCCAGACGGCAGGTTGTGAGACCTCGCATATGCGCGCCAATTCGCATTGGGAACCGGCGGCGGCAACGGCTTGCTTTAGCGCTTCGAACGGGGTGGGCGTCGTTGTCATAACATCAGTTATTAGCATTCCTATAGAGATGTCAAGTGGAATGCTTCGATGGCATGCTATAACCATTGCTATAGTTAGGGCGATGCAATGGTAGGCGACCGCATCTCAAGCCGACTGACTGAGCTGGGGCTGACCCAAAGTGAGTTGGCGCGCCGGGTTCACGTTTCCCAGGCTACCATCGCGCAACTCGTTACTGGGCGCAGCCGTTCGTCCGCACATCTGCATAAGATCGCGCGGGAGTTGCAAACCACGCCCGCTTATTTGTCCGGCGAAACTGACGATCCGTCTGCGGGCGCGCTCCCCGTTCCAACACCGGAACTGGTAGCCGAGCAGCTTGGCATGACGCTGATCCCTGAGGTCGATCTGTCGTTCGCGCTGGGCGGGGGCAGTTTCGTTGATGGGCCGGTAAAGACCACGTTGGTCCCCTATCGCACCGAATGGCTCGACCGGATCACGCGCGGGTCGCCGGCGCCGCCTGACGTCTTCCTGACGCGCGGCGACGGTGATTCCATGATGCCGACAATCCTCGACGAGGACGAAGTAATCGTGAACCGCGCCGATCGCATGATCACCAAGCAGGACCGCATCTGGGCGCTCGGCTACGGCGATCTCGTCTCCATCAAGCGCGTGCGGCGCCTGGCGAGCGGGGTGTTCCAGCTGCTGAGCGATAACCCGGCCGTCTCCCCGATCGAGGCGATGGAAGACGAGCTGCGCGTGATTGGCCGCGTGATCTGGATCGGGCGCAAGATGTGATGGTGTGGGCGTGGATTTCGGTCGCGGCTGCGGTCGGTCTGGTTGGCTGCGACATCTATCTTTCCCGGCAGGAACGGCGCCGCAAGTGAACGCTCTTCCCGACATGTCGCTGGCGGTAGTGGGCGCTCGTCACAAGAATGCGGACGGTTCCTCGCGCGAGGCGGAGATCGAGGTCTGCGAGCCGGGCGAACCGGTGTTCCTGCTTCCCGAGCCGGATAACGAGTTCGACCGCCATGCCATCGCGGTGTTCTCATGCCGCGATGTGCAGATCGGCTATGTCAGCGCCGAGCGCGCGCCGCGCATCGGGACGCTGATAGGGGCAAACGATGTTGTGGCGGTGTTCCAGCGGCCGGGCGACGGGTGCGCCTGGATCCGGGTGTCTTTCGACGGCCGGACGCCGGTGCTGACCGATGCCATGATCCTTGGACCAGCTGAAGCGGCAGAGAAGATAGGTGCCGAGCCGGATTTTTATCCGGATGAAGTTTGGCCGGATGATTGAAGATTTCAGCATGGGGGTAACGAATGGCGAAGAAGCCTGGGCTTGGCGAACGTGCATGTCCGAAATGCAAAGAGACCATCAAAGTTGATGCGGTCATTTGCAAGCACTGTCGCACCGAATTTTCAGATGACGAAGTTGCGGCAGCCAAGAAAGAATCAAGTTCGGACACCAAGGCTGCAGCAATAGGATGCCTTGTCCTGACGCTTGCGCTGGGCTTCTGTTCGTATGTGGTGAGCGATGACGCAGAGGAAGTTGCCGACAAGCCGCAGATTTCGGCCAAGGCCGACGCGATCGCCTTTTACAAGGGCATGATGGCTGCGATGTCGGAATGCGATAGCGCAAGTAAACGTGTGTCTGACGCGGCGAAATCAAACGATGTTATCGCTCTGTTTCAGGCGGCCAATACGATGGAACTGAAGTGCTTGGGGGCTCCTTCAGATATTCGGGCCGTGAAGGTTCCGACGAGCGTCGGAAAGGAAGCCTACGGAAAGCTAAGCGAAACGCGCGACGTATGTGAGAACACGTACCTCGCGAAGTGGTCTGCCGCTGGGAAGATGAAAGAGGCGCTGGACAAGGGCGGCCTGGCAAACGTAGCCGCGCTGAAGCAGGACATGGAAATGGCGCAGGCGGGCACGATCGGGTGCGCCGCAGGCTTGATCGGCCAGGTTACCGGATTGGGCGCAAAATCGAGCGATCTCGAAACGTGATCAAATACTACCAATCAATGCCGCTGGCGCGCGGCAGCTTCACGCGTTCCTGCTGCCTCCATTTCTAATGCGCGGGACCGCGACCAGGAAAGCGCCGCCTGCCAGCTCGGCGAGCGCGCCCTCGCGCACCTGATCGAGGCTGGAAGGCTTCACTCCATCCCGATCGTCGAACCACAGGTCGAGCGCCTCGGCCGCGTTGGGGATGACATCCTCGATCCGGTCGGCCGCCGAAAAGCAGCCTGGCAGATCGGGGAAGGTGACGCCAAAGGCGCGGTGATCGTCCTTGTGCACGACGGCGAAAAAATAGGTGGTAGCCTTGCGCTTTTCGCCGTTTGAACGCTTCACGTTTCTCTCAACCCGTTGCCACCATCGGACCCCGCCCCGGCGGTGCCCCGGCGGTGATTATCGCCTTGGCCGCCTGTCCCGCATGGTGTGTCGTCCTCTTTCGATTCTGGCAAGATCAGGCACCTTCAAGAGTGATCCGCTGGCGGATGCCACGGCTACCGTGGTACGTCTCGACGCTCTCAACCAGCCACGTGATCGCATCGATCCTTGCTCCCCACCCCGACAGTGTGACCTTGGCGTTGGGCTGGATGGTACAGTCGGCGACGGCAAGATCGTAGTTGAAGGTGAAGCCGCCGCGTGCGCGCTTTTTGGACTCCGCTTCTGCGGCCTGTTTAGCATCGTTCTCGCTCGAATACGTGCGCTTCAGGCGCTTGGGGTTCTTACCGCCGGTGGAGTGCTTGCGGCGGCGGCCTGAGGCCTGATCGTGCCATTCGGCCTCGACGCCATCGTTCTCGTCGCGCTGGGCCTGCGTGAAGTTCCATGTCCAGCCATCACGGCGAGCAAGCGCGAGGGCGGGGATGGGCTTGCCGCTGGCGGTGGTGGCGCTGCCGACGGGCATGAAGATGAGCTTGCGGTCCTTCCACGTCGCGACGGCGTCGTAGCGGCTGCCGAGATCCTTCACCAAGGCCATGTCGCTCTTGGAGTGCTGGTCGAGCGCGGCGATCGGCTTGCCGGCAAGGTCTGGATGAACCTGCGCGGTGATGCCGTGGCGGGCTGCGATGTCGTTGAGCACGGCGCCGAGGGTGGTGTTCTTCCACGTCTGCGTGCGGCGCTTGCGGTACGACCCCGACAGGTCGGCGGAGCGGGCGCGGATGGTGACGATGTCGGGCGGGCCGGATGCGCCGACCTCGTCCACGGTGAACCGGCCCTTGTCGACCAGGCCGACCGTGACGTCCTCGCCGCTCGCCCAGCCCAGCGACAGAGCGATGACCTTGCCGGGTTCGGGCAGGGCCAGCGCGCCATCCGCATTGTGCAGCGTGATGCTGAGTTCGTCCGCCTCGCCGCCGCGCTTCTCGGTGAGGGTCAGCTCGATCAGACGCGGGTCGATCTTGTCGGCCAGATCCTTGCCATCAAGGGTAAGGCGTACAGCGGTGATGTTTGCAGCCATGGTCAGTCCACTCGCCGCAGTTCCATGGAGAAATCGACAGCGCGCGGCAGACCGCCGGCCATGACGCCGCGATGTGACTGATCTATCGCCTCGATGCGGTAGTGCCCCAGCACGCGACCGAGCCCATCGATCAGCGGCCAGTTATCGCCGGTGCCGGCCATCTCGATTAGCGTTTCGACCGAGGAATAGGTAGCGCCCATCTCGGGCACGATCAGCCCGGCGATCATGATGCTGTCCTCGCCGGGGCCGGCGAACTGGCTGGCGGCACGGGCGCCGAAGCGCTCGCTTTCCTCATGGCGCCACGACATGCGGCGCTGCAGATCCTGATAGGGCACGGTCTCCATGCCGAACAGGAACATGCCGAGCGTCATCAGGTGTGCGGGAGAGGCGGGTAGCGACGCCATCAGGTTTCGTCCTCATAGATCGAGCGACGACGCCTCTGCTGGGCGCGTTCCAGCTTGCGCTCGATCTCCTCGACCAGCGCGTCGATATCCATGCCCGGCGCCGCGTAGACGTAGATGGTGATCGGCGCGGGCGCGGCGGGGATAGGCGGCGCGGGCCGAGTGCTGGCAGTCGCTGGCGCGATCGGTTCAAGCGGTCGCGGCGCCGGCATCACCAGGCGCGGCCGCGCGGCAACCTCGCGGCGCGGCATGGCAAGAGTCAGCGTTGGCAGGACGGGCGGTGCGACGGAAATGGCGCCGGCGAGCTGGGGTCTGACGGTTTCGGTTCCCTGCCGCTTCGCGCCCATGGTGCGCACCGCGCGTTGGAGAAGGGCTGCGACCGAATTCAGGGGCGCGTTTGCAGCAGCGTCGCCGCGCAGGCGTGCCGGGGACACCGGCGCCATGGTACGGGGTACAGGCGGCATGGCGAGCGTGATCGTGGGCAGGCGCCGGGAAACCGGCGGCGGGGCGGCGGCACGCGGCGGCGGGGTTTCACGCGGTGCCTCGGCGTGCGTGCGGATGGCGCGCTGAAGAAGCGAAGCTGAAACGCCGGGCGCTGCCTGATCGCGGTGCTGATCCGTGCGCGGAGGGACCGATGCGGGCGTGACTGCGGCAGCCTTCAGAAGCGGCGGAGCGGCTAGCGGGGGCGCTGCTGCCGGGCGGGGTAGCATCACTTTCGGAAGGCTCGCGGCGGCGAGCGAGACCTGCGGCGCGAGCGCGATGGAACCGGCCGCCATGACGCCCGCCGCCATCTTGCCGACCGCGCGCATGGGACCGCGACTGCCGCCATCTATGCCGCGCTCCAGTCCGGTGGTCAGGTGGTCGCCCATGGTCATGAAAACGCGCGACGGACTCTTGATACCGAAATACTTCTTGAAGGCGGTGAGGCCATTCCGCGCGACGCTGAGCAGACGGTCGGCGAGCGCCATGGGGTTGATCGCCATGAGCAGCCCGGTCATCATCATCTTGCCGATCGACTTGAGCCATTCGGGCAGGCCGTGGATCGTTTCCTTCACCCATGCGACGCCCTTGGTGAAGGCGGCCCTGATCTTGTCCCAATGGGTGTAGATCAGGTAGGCGGCGACGCCGAGCGCGACGACGATCCCGGTGATGATCAGGACGATCGGATTGGTCAGCATGAGCGCGCCGGCGCGGAGCACGCCCTGGGCGAGAAGCATTGCCGCGCCGCGGATCAGGCCGAAGCCGCGCACCGCCAGCGACGCCGCTGTCTTTGCCGCGCCGGCGAACATCTTCAGGTGGGTGCCGAAGCGCGAAATGCCCTCGACCTTGCGGAAGTAGGGCAGCACCTTGGCGAGGGGACCGAGCAGGCCGCCCAGCGCGAATTGCGCGGCGCCGAGACCAAGACGGAAGGCCACCAGCCCGGAAACGAATGTGGCGATGCCTGAGGCGAGCTGCGGGTGCTCGCTGCTCCACTGGCGCAGCGACTGGGTGATGGCGACGATCGAGGTTGCGGCGCGTGTCACGGTGGGCAGCAGCTGCTTGCCCAGTTCCATGTTGAGCGCCTTGAGTCCGTTCATCGCCAGCCCGGTTGCGCCCTCGGTGGTCGCGATGCGCGCGAGATACTCGTTGTTCATCGAGCCGGCATAGGCGGACTGGTCTCCGACCAGCCTGAGGTTCGCCTGCAGCTTGTCGAGATTGGTGAGCATCGGCGCGATCGCAGCGATCGATTCCGAGCCGAACAGCTGGGTGAGCAGGCCGGACTGCACTGCCTTGGGTAGCCTCGAGATGCGGCGCAGGACGTCAGTGATCGCGCCACCCGCGTCCTGCTGCATGCGCTCGGCCAGATCCGTGGTGTTGAGGCCGAGCGAGGCGAGGGCGGTCGACTGAGACTTGGTCGCGGCCTCGCCCTTGGTCAGCGCCAGCATCATGTTCTTGATGCCGGTAGCGGCCACTTCCTCTTCCACGCCGACGCTGTTCAGAAGCTGCGCCATGGCGCCGACCTGCGATGCGGCAAGGCCGGAGACTTCGCCCAGAGCGCCGATACGGGTGATGATGCCCGCCACCGCCGTGGCGTTGCCGCCAAAGCGGTTGGTGAGGGCGTTGACCTGGTCGGATAGCCGCACGACGTCGGTCTGGCCCATGCTGAAGGCGGTGCGCCACTTGGCCATCATCGCGCCGGCTTCGTCGCCGGTCATGTCGAAGGCGACGCCCATCTTCGCCGAATCCTCGGCAAAGCGCAGCAGCTCCTTGCGCGGGATGTTGGCGCGGCCGGCGGCGGCAACGATCGCGGCGATCTCCTCGGCCGCCATCGGGATCCTCGTGCTGAGCGTCAGCACATCGTCCGACATCTGGGCGAAGGCGCGCGGGGTGGGGAAATCGACCACCTTGCGGACATCGGCCATGGCGGATTCGAAGGTCATCGCCTGCTTGGTCGCAAGTACGAGAGGAATGGCCATCGCGGCCCCGCCGATCACGTTGGACTGGCCCCGGTCCTTGAGATCCGCCCCGCGCCGGGCCAGCGCCTGGCTATCGGCGCCGATCGCGGCCAGGCGCTGCTGCCGCGTGATCTGGCGCTGGACGTCCTCCAGTTCCTGCATCTTGCGCTTCTGGCTGTCCCACAGCGCAGTGGCGTTGCCGCTGGTGGTCGCGATCAGCCGGTCGTACCTGGCAATCTCGCGCTGAAGGGTTCGCGCCTCGCCAGTGAGTGCGCGGATCGACTTCGAGCCCTTGCCGCCCAGGCCGACGATGTTGCGCAGCGAGCCCGACATCTTGTCGACGCCGATGAAGTTCACGAGCAGCGAGAGCTTGTTGTTCACCGGCCACCGTCCTTGCCGCCGTGCATGTGGTTCCAGCGCTCGATGGCGAGGTCTCGCCAGTCGAGGAGTTCATCGATCGACAGCGCCTGCAGCTCGGACAGCGGCCAGTGGAAGACGGCTGCGATATCGGCCATCAGGCCTTCGGCCGATGTTCCGCGATCAGCGCCTCGATCGCCTGGCGCTCCGCCTTCGTGATAAAAAAACCGCGAATGGTCCCGCCGATCTCGGCGAGGTCTTCAGGCTCCAGGCCCTCGGCCTCGTCCGGCGTGAGCGGCGGCTCGGTGACACGCGGGATGATCTTGAGCATGGCCGCGATGTCAGTGGAGAGCACGTCTTGCAGCGAGGTGCCGCGCAGCTCGCCGGCTCGGGGCTTGCGGATATTGAGCTTCTCGATCCTGACTTCGCCGCGCACGATGGGTTCGGACAGGGTGACCGTCTCGAAACGGTTCTTGGGTTCGGTGACGGCGGCGATGTCGGACTGGTCGGTCATGTTCTGGGCTTTCGTTCAAGCCGGGGCAGGAAGAGCCGGGGAGGATTGGGAGAGGTAAAGTGCCGTCCTCCCCGGCCCGCCCGCCGACCGGCGCCCCGTTTGCCGGCCAGCGGATTATGTTGAGACTGTTATCCCTGCAGGATCGCCATGATCTCGGCGTAGCGGTCGACGCCGCGTACGCTGAAGACGCCGGCCAGCATGTCGATCTCGACTTCTGTGCTGCCGTCGACGACACGGCGGTAGTAGTTGAGCGCGAAAGTGTATTTGTGCTCGGTGTCGTCGCCGGGCTTGGACTTGCCGAGGTCGATCTCCGAAAAGCGGCCGCCCATGTAAATCTCGACCGCCTGCGCGGCGCTGCCGTCGTCGGCACGGTAGGCGGCGATCAGGCGGATGCGCGCGCCTTCAATGTCGGTTGTGCCGAAGCGGCGGATCAGGTCGGCGACGTGGCCCGCCATGGTGATCGTCGCTTCCATAGCTTCCAGGCCCTTGTCGAGCTTGACCGTGCCGACCATGCCGCCGCTGCGGTGATCCTCGGTATTGAGCGCGAGCTTGGGTTCCTCGAACTCGGCGACCTCGCCGAGATAGGTGCGCCCCTCGACCGAGGCGCTGATATTGATGAGCTTGCGGGGGAGACCCATGGCCTGTTCCTTTCGTGCCTGCGCGTCAGCCGAGCTGGTCGGTGAAGCCTTCGTAGAATTCGGCGGTGTTGATCATCTCGACGATGGGGTTCTCCAGCGGCGCGGCCGGGGTGTACTTCATGCTGATCGTCGGGCGGCCGGCGGCGAGCTGGTCGGAGGTGTTCTTTGCCGGGTCGTAATAGAACTGGATGCCGACGATGCGGCCCTGCACCACAAGGCGTCGGCCAGCGGCGTTGCACGATTCCAGCAGATCCTTCATCAGGCCGACCGTCATGGGCTGGTCGAAGAAGGGTTGCAGCACGTCGACGATGATGTCCTGCAGCGCGTAGCTCGTACGCACGGCGCTTTCGAAGCTGAATTCCGGCTGATCGTCACCGGCGCACGTGCGGTTGCCCCAGAAGCGGAAGCCGGTGTGGCGGATCAAGGTGGTGACCTGGGCGGCGTTGAGCAGGCCGGCATCGTTGGAGGCATCTTGGACGTCCCAATGGACGTCGCGGGTGAGCGCCGTGACGCCGCCAACCGTGACGTTGGAGATGGTCTTGTGCCAGCCCTGCTGCTCGTCGATGTAGGCGCGCAGGCCCAAAGCGCGGGCGACGGCATCACCGGCGAAGTCGGCCGAGCTGTCCGGCCAGATCAGCATCAGCTCGCGATCACCGAAGTTGTCGCGGTAAAGGATCACCTCGGGGACATCGTCGCCGATCGCGGCGGCATAGACCATGGCGCGCAGCTTCTTTGCCGCCACCACCAGCTCGGCAGTGACTTCCTGCGTATCGAGGCCGGGCGCGCCGAGGATGCGCGGGCGCACGCCAAGGACAGCCTGCGCCGCCAAAAGTGCCTGGATCCCGGTGTAGAGGTTGCCGGTGGTCTCGCCGATGACCAGCTCGTCCTGCGTCGGGTCGCCTACGTCTCCGGTTGCGACAGCAACGCGCACGACGACGACGATCGGGCTGGTCTGGTCGCCGATGGCCTCCAGCGCGGCGCGCAAGGTGCCGCCGGTGCCGGCATTACCCGCCGCCGCGTCCACATCGGTGACCAGCACCGGCGTGTTGAGCGGAAACGCCGCGTCGAGCTTGGTGGTCGGCTCGCCGGCTGCGGCGGTGGCGGTGGCGATAAGGCCGATGACGGCCATGCTCGCATCCCTGATGGTGCGGGCGCCGGTCGCGGTTTCGATGATGGTGATGCCGTGCATGTTCGGCTCCTTCAGGCTGCGAAAGTGGCGGGGAGGGGAATGGAAAGCGTTGTGCGTGCGTTGTGCGCGGGCAGATCGGTGCGGGTTCCGCCGACGGTTATCGTCAGCGAACCATCGGCAGGCGTCCCGGAGAGACCGATGCGCGTGACTTTCAGCCGTGGTTCCCAGCGGCGCAGGGCAACAGCGGTGGCGGCGCGCAGCAGCATCGCGGTGGCGCTGGTAAGGGGCTGGTCGATAAGGTCGAAAAGGAGCGAGCCATAGTCACGCCGCATCGGCCGCGTACCCAGCGGCGTGCCGAGGATGTCGCCGATCGACTGCACAAGGTGCGCGGTGCCGTCGAGGCTCTGGCCGGTGGTGGCGTTCATCCCTTTCATGGTCGGGACGAAAGCGCCAAAGGCGCGCGATACGCCAGAGGGTGGCTAGGTAAGCGGCCTCGTTACCAAGCCGGCTACGTTACCAGCGACGCGCGACGCCTTTTGCGATCAGGTATTCGCCTGCATCCTGTCCCCTGACCGATAGCTTGGCGAGGGTGCGGCCGTAGCGATCCTTGCCGATGCGCTCAATCTGTACAGGGCCGGAGGCGAGAAGGGCGGCCAGACTGTTGCGGCTGCGTACTGCCAGGTCATAATCGCACCATCCGGCCGAGGCACGGCCTCGCCTGGCGCTGGAGGCGCAGCGCGGACTGCCCGGCAATTCGGGCGCGTCGATGTTGGCGATGCGGATCCGCTCGCCTCCACAAGTCCGGATGGTATCGCCATCGTGAACGTTTGCGACACAGAGCGCAGCGGAAGCGAGAAGGGAGAGCATAGCCATGGCGACGGCGTAGCTGGCGTCAAGCGGGGGTGCCAGTCTGGGAAGAGCCGGACTGGACGTTTCCGTGCCGGTGCGTCTGCAGGCTGACACTGCCGGCCTTGATGTCACCGGTCGCATCCAACTTCCCGGCCAGAGTGACATCGCCCTCGATCTTCACCGGGCCGCGAAATACCATGCCGCCCGGAGCGTCGATCAACGCGGTGCCAGCGGCGGGCAGAATGGCCGTGAGCGCGTGGGCGGTAGGGTCGTAGCCGATCACGGCGCCGTCCTCGAACTCGACAAGCTCAGCCACCGTGCTGCCGGAAGCCGGAAACTCATCCGAATAGATGCCAACAAGTGCCACCGCCCCGGCGAGCTGGCCATCCGGGGCCAGGACCACCGCCTGTTCGCCCACGCTGGGTGGCGACCAGGCCCGCGTCTTGCCAGCGCGCATCGCAAGCCAGCGAATCGGCGGCGTCGTCGCCCCGCCGCCCTCGTCATCCGGGTCGCCATAGCGGACCGTGCAAGTGGCGGCCGCAAGATCGACCGTGGCAATGGTGCCGAGGCGGATCAGCTCCGACAGATCGGCGGGGATGTCTTCTTGTTGGCGCATGCGGGCAAAGTCCGACCTTATGGCAAGGCAAGCGCGAGCAGCATCGCGACCACGCGCTGTTTAATCCGCTGATAGCCGCGCCAGTTGGCGTGCAGGCCGTCATTGGTCAGTGCCTTGCCGGTGGAGCCGCCTGTACCGCCGCCTTCTACTTCCCACTTTCCAGAGTTGATACCGTTTTCCATAGCGGCCGCGATGTCTAGCACGGCGTCGACATCGGGAACCATCCGGGCGCGCAGAAGGTCGTTTACGCCAGTCCGGAGGCTGTTGTTCCCCGAAACTGTTTGGGTGGAGCCATCGGCTACGTCATATTCTGTTCCCGATGACAATCCCGAACTGGGGCACATCGTCGCCCAGAGGACTTTACGGCCCGAGGGTGCAAGCCATGTTTTACCCAGCGCCGCCGCCGCCGTGATATCGGCCGAAAGTTGCGCCACAGTGCGGCTGTCGGCGATGTCGTTGATCGACCAGTTGCCCACCATGTGGCTGAAATACGGCATAAGCGCCTGTCGCCGCGTGCTGTTCGGAAGCCACTGATATAGCTTCGCCGAAGGGCAACCGAGATTGAGGTAGGCGAAATGCTCGCCGATGCCCCGGCACAGTTCGCCCAGATTGCCGGTCGCGTCGAAAGTGTCGCCCACGCCCTGCACGCGACTATCGCCGAACGCGTAGAAGCTGGGGCGACGGGTCTGGCCCACGATCAGAACCGGATAGAGGTTGTTTGCGCTGGTCCCGCTCGCGATGGCGCCGCCCGTGGTCTTGTCACTGAACGCGGCAGGCGTGGCGCTTGCCTCGGCGATTTGGTTGATCGCCGCGCTGTTTGATGCCGTGTATTGGAAGAAAGGAATTTGCACCGTCGCTTCGGCGTGCCAGCGAAGCAGGAAGGCCGCGCCGCGCGGGATCGGCGTCGCCAGTTCCAGCGCGTCGGAAAGCGCACTGGTAACGCCGTTGGCAATCGCTCCAGTGTTGGCGGCGCCGGACCACGTGAAGGTCTGCCAATTACCGGTCGCTGGAGTGGCGGCAATCGGATACTGGATTGAGGCCGAAACCGTTAACGTACCGCCGCTGCCCTCCTCGTAAGGTGCATCGTTGCGGTGACGCCAGTTGGCATAGGCCACCTGAAGTTCAGAAATGTCTTCTTGGGCAACGTGGAAGGTCTGCCCGTTGCCGCTCCTGAACCCGGTCGCAATATTGTTCGGGATCACAGACCGCGTTGCCACCTGGCCCAGATACTGGGGCAGGATCGGCAGGCTGGTCCCGCGCGCCCAGCGCGCCAGGGCTTCGCCGACAGCGCCGTCAAAAGCGTTCCGGTCCGCACCGGGCGCGATGTTATCGATCTGAACCTTAGCCATTTATCGCACTCCAAGAAAAACGCCCGAAGGCAGTATGAGGGAGGCGCCGGAAGGCAGGACCAGCGCTCCGTCGGGGACCGTTTCGCGAACAAGGCCCGCTGCAATCAGCGTCGCCAGCACGCCGGAAACTTCGGTAACGTTGGCCAGCGCAGTAGCGACCGCTTCGTCACTGGGGATGCCCGTGCCGCCGATGGCGCCGGAAAATCGCCGTGCCATGGGTCAGGCCTCCGCGATCAGATCGCTGGCCGTGGTGCCGGTTTCCCGGACAAACCTGGCTCGCACGTTGATATAGCTGGCGTCCGGGAGGTTGCGGTAGGTCACGTCCGCTTCACTATGGATCCCTCGCAGCGTCACATCACCGCCGGTGCCCACGTAGATGCCCTTGGGGATGATCGGGAGTTCATCGTTGTCGGATGGGACGATCGGGTAGGGCGCCCGCGACGGATGGCCGAGGCTATCGGCGGAGGAGGCGAACTTGTCGGACACGGCAGGTTCCTTTCAGGGGACGACGGTTGGCGCGGTGGCAGGAATGGCGAGGCCCCGCGATCTCAGCCCGGCGGCGAAGGCATGGGCGCCGGCGGCGTAGACCCAGGCGGCATCGCAGGCGTCGAGGTCGGATTCGCTTGTCGCCACGAGGGCGCCGGCGGCGGCGTCCGAAGAAATGGCGGGATCTCGATCGGCGGCGGCGGGGTCGAAAGACAGGATCGGCTGTCCCGCGTCCCGCAGGCGGTGAGCAGAGACGTAAGCGCGCAGGCCAGCGTTATCCGATGACATGCGATCGACCAGCGTTTGGGCATCGCGGGAAGTTTCCTTTCCTTTGTCGAGCAATCGTGCGCGTTCGACCTTTGCCGCGTTGGCCTGACGTTTCCATTCGGCCATGGCGGCCTTGAAGTTGGCCTTTGTTTCACGGTGTGAGGCCTGTTCCAGTTCCGATCGGCGGTGCCATTGATCCGCGCGGCCTGTCTGCCACCAGGCGAAGGTCAGCGCGGCGGCGAAGGCAACCGGCCATGGATGACGCCCAACGAGTGCGACCGCGCCTGCCACAAGCTTCCTCGCGCTGCCGAGCAACGTGATGGCCGCCGTGATCACAGGCCGACGAGGCAGACCGCCTCTTCCCCCTTTCGCCGGGCAACCAGTCCAGGCAGCACCTTGCCGCCGGCCTGATTCCACCAGGTCAGCGCCGCGCATCCGCCAGCATAGTTACCCGCGTTGAAGCGGTTGCGCGCGGTGGAGCTGCAATATCTTCGCGCGCCAATGTTGTAGGCGAGCGAGGTCGCGGCAAAACGTGGCCCCTCGCGGCGCTTCTCGATCTTCGGATCGGCCGAAAGCGCGAGGCCCGGCGTGCAGGCCATCATTTCCCGGGCGTGCTTCACCAGCTCATCTTCGAGCATCTCCGCGCACTGGCCTTCTGTGAAGCTCTGCCCCGCCCGTAGGGGCTCGCCCTGATAGGTGGTGATGCCGTCGCAGGCTGTCGCGACGCCGACGACGTCGAGATAGACTTTCAGATACTGGCGACCGGAAATGTGCCGCACGCTCAGCTCGCCGGTCGGCGAGATAGTTGCCTCTACCTTGCGGCCGCTTTCCTCGGCGGGAATGAACGCGCCGAGCGCGGCTGCCACACTTATGCCGACGACGCTGGCGAGCGTGACCTTCTTTTTCGTTGCCGGCCTAGCCATCGTCGCGGCTCCCTTTGCTGGTGATGCGGGCGCTGATAGCCGCCGCTGCGATGACCACGCCGACAAGGGGGCGGGTCCAGTCGGGGAGTATGGCCATGACGTTCGTGAAGCCCTGGGGATCGCTGGCGGCCCAGCCACTGACGGCACCTGCAACGACCGCGAGGCGCACGCTCGACCAGCGCCAGCAGTGGCGCCACTCTGCGACCAGGCGCAGTTTGAGACGGTTCAGCATTCGTCCGATTTCCTTCGGTTGATGAACGCCTGCACGGTGTCGGTTTCGTAGATCCGGATGGCGGTCCAAAGGATGGTGAGTACGGAGGCGACGGCAGGCAGCACGCTGATCAAGCTCCCCAGCAAGGCGGTTACGGAGAGTGCGTCGAACAGGTGCTTGATACCGTCCGGCAGGTGGTCGAGCGGCGACTTCACGGGGCAGGCTCTTCGCCGGGGGCATCATCGATCGGGTCTGGCGCGGGCGGCGGGTTGGTGATGACGCCGAGGCCGATCTTGTGGGCGACACCAAGCGCAACCTCATCGACGCGCGCTTTCGTTGCGGTCTTGTCGTAGCTGCCATCGGTCTTGAGCACGGCGTTCACCGTGCGCTCGTGCGTCACATCCCCGCTGGTGAAGGTGACCGGCACAATGCGAGCGGTGCTGTCGTAGGCACCGATCTTGAAGGTAAGGTCGGACATGCGAGTTCCTTTCAGAGGGGGGCTTGAGGCCAGGTAACGGCGGCCAGATCGGTGATGGTTTCGGGCAGATCGCGCAGCGCCTGGCGGTAGACACACCATGCTGTGCGCTGCGTGGCCGACATCGGCACGTCCGCCAATTGTGAGAAGTCCGAAGCAGCGAGGCGTCGATCGCGCTCGGCGCGTAGCAGCGCCAAGCCGTCGTTTCCCGATGGCGCGGGAGGATCGAGCGAGATGGGATTGCCGTTATCGTCCGCCGCAATGCATTGGCCCGCCTCCTGTGCACAGAGCAAGGCGCGGTAGCGTTCGGTGTCGATCGCCTTGGAATCGGCGGGAAAAGCGGCGTGCAGGTCGCTGTCGTAGAAGGCGACCGTCGTGGGACTGAAGTAAATCATGGCTCAAACAGGTCCAACGGCGAAATAGCGACAACCAATGCTGGCCTGGTTGCAGCGGGCGGGAAATGAGGCTCCGGTGATGCCATTGCTCGACCAGGTGGAGATGTCGCTGGCGGTGGTCACGACGGCCATGGTGACGAGAGTGTAAGGCTCCTCCGAGAAGGCGATCGGGAACGTGACCGTGATCGCCTGGCCGGCTATCGCCGGTGATGTCCAGCGGCCCCATTGCAAGACCAGACCATTCGACAGGCGCATGTATCCGCTGGCTGACTTGCTTTCCGCGATGATGCGCAGGTAATCGCTGCCTTGCAGGCCATCGAGCGTGTCAGCGTCCAGGCCGGAGCCAGATCCGTCATTGCCCGCGTCCCACACGACATTGCCCTGGCGGGAAATTGGCATAGCGATGTTGAACGGGCCGGTCTGGCTACCAACGCTCCACACCGCAGCATCGCCGCTTCCGGCGTTGCGATAGAGCGCGATGTTGCCATCTGCCTGGGCAGCGAGCCGCGCAATGACCGATGCAGTCGAATTGAGCGTGAAGGTGACGTTGCCGGAATAGTTTACATCGACCGCCCCGGTAATCGTGCCGCCAGCGCTATTGTAAGGCGTGTATCCCAGGCGCGCAGGAATGTTGGTGTAGAAACTGCCCTGCTGCCCATCGAGCAGATCGGCATCCAGACCCGATCCAGCACCGTCATTGCCCGAGTGCCAGAGTTCGTGCGCAACAGCGCCCATCGACCACCCACCCACTTTCCAGCGGTTGTCCGTGTCGATACCGAAGTAAGCAGCGTAGGCGTTCGGACGTTCGAACGACATGATCGCAGGGCCGGTGCCGTTTCCGATTGCGTGAAGCGCCGAAAGCGAATTCGGGCGGGCCGCGATCGACGCGCTATCGGTGGTACGAAAATTGATCGTCGCGGTAACCGTGTCACCCGCACGATTGATGGGCGTGTATCCCAGGCGCGCAGGAATGTTGGTGTAGAAACTGCCCTGCTGCCCATCGAGCAGATCGGCATCCAGACCCGATCCAGCGCCGTCATTGCCCGCGTCCCAGACAGAATTGTTCTGCCGTGTGATTGGCATGGAGATTTCGAACGGGCCGGCCTGACTTTTGACGCTCCACACCGCAGCGTCGTCAATCCCGCCGTTGCGATAAAGCACCACATTGCCATCGGCCTGGGCTACTAATCGCGCTATAACAGCACCGCTGCTGTTCAACGACAGGCCAACATTGCCGGCATAGTCGAGCGCCAATGGACCTGACATGGTATCGCCGTCGCGTCTGACAGGCTGATAGCCCAAGCGCCCAACGATGTCGGAATAATAGCTGCCCTGCTGCCCGTCGAGCAGATCGGCATCCAGCCCGGAGCCGGCGCCATCGTTCCCGGCATGCCAGACCGTACTCGAATTGAATTGCATGGACGTGTCGGAAATCAAGAGCCGGGCGGCGCCGCCGACCATGAATGTGTGGCTGACGATCGCGCCGTTCGAGGTGCGAAAACCATAGCCCAGGCGTCCCGGCTCGCTGGCGATCCCTACAGCGCCGAACCAGTGATTGCCGTTGGCATCCGCCGCGAGGAAAGTGCGTGCATTGGTGTTCGTGAAACCGGGTACCGTGACAGGGCCGGTGAACGTGTCGCCAGCCTTGTTGGCCGGCGTGAAGCCGAGACGCGCAGGAATGTTGGTGTAATAGCTGCCCTGCTGCCCGTCGAGCAAATCGGCGTCCAGCCCGGAGCCGGCACCGTCATTGCCGGAGTGCCAAAGTTCGTGCGCCACAGCGCCCATCGACCACCCGCCTACTTTCCAGCGGTTGTCCGTGTCGATGCCGAAGTAAGCAGCGTAGGCGTTCGGACGTTCGAACGACATGATCGCCGGGCCGTTGCCGTTTGCGATTGCGTGAAGCGCCGCGGGCGAATTCGGGCGGGCCGCGATCGACGCGCTATCGCCGGTACGAAAATTGATCGTCGCGGTAACCGTGTCGCCGGCGCGGTTGATGGGTGTGTATCCCAGGCGCGCGGGGATGCTCGTATAGTAGCTGCTGTCCTGCCCGTCGAGCAGATCGGCATCGAGGCCGGACCCGGCACCGTCATTGCCGGAGTGCCAAAGTTCGTGCGCCACAGCGCCCATCGACCACCCGCCCACTTTCCAGCGGTTGTCCGTGTCGATACCGAAGTAAGCAGCGTAGGCGTTCGGACGTTCGAACGACATGATCGCCGGGCCGGTGCCGTTTCCGATTGCGTGAAGCGCCGCGAGCGAATTCGCGCGGGCCGCGATCGACGCGCTATCGGTGGTGCGAAAAAAGATCGTCGCGGTAACCGTGTCACCCGCGCGGTTGATGGGTGTGTATCCCAGGCGCGCGGGGATATTCGTGTAGTAGCTGCCTTCCTGGCCGTCGAGCAGATCGGCGTCGAGGCCGGAACCGGCGCCGTCATTGCCCGGATGCCAGATCGCGCTATTGCCGGAGCCAAACCGCGCATCCAGTCGCGTCGACAAAGCATCAGCGAAGGCGCGAGGCGTCACGGCGCGCTGGGTATCGGTCCCGGTGTTCGTCTCGGCGCTTGTGGCAAGTTCGACCACGCCCTGTCGCGATACCGTCGCCGGAGGGTTGAGGAAATCCGTACCGCCGAACGTCAGCAGCGCCGCGCTGATGTCCGCAAAGACCGTGTCAACGGCCAGTGCGGCGAAGGACGTCGCTGTCTTGCTCAGGATGGGATCAGCCTGTCCATAAACGGCAAACAGTGTGCCGTCCTGCAGGTAAAGAGCAAAGGCGCGCAGGGTGTACGCATCAGCACTCTCATCAAGCACGCTGATGTGGATCATGTCATCGGCGACGACATCGCCGGACACCGCCCCGATTCGTTTAAACTCGTCAGGCAAGGCAGTCATGCCGACAGCCGGCGCAACAGCCGTTTGGGAGAAGCCGACCTGCGCGATGGTGACCGGAGCGGTTCCCGTGTTCGCGGCATTGACCAGCGCGGCACGGCCGGCGGTGGTCACAAGGATGTTCAGAGCCATGCGGCTGTCTCCGGATGGCGGCTCACGCGGCAGGAGCCTGAGCAAAAATGCGGGCGAACGTGACGGGCCGGGCTACGGCACGCAGGCCGATCTGGCCGATGCCGTTGACCGCCACGGTGAAATCGAAATGGTCGCGGGCGGACTTGGTACGGCCGACCTCGGCAATCACCGCATCGATGAACTCGGCGCTAGGGGCGCCTTCACTCTGACCGCCCAGCGACACAGTCATGTTGAAGGTATGGGGGATGCCGGCCGGTTCGCGTTCGAACCACGCGCGCATCACGACGTTGCCGCCGAAACTGGAAATGACGTCGGTGACGGATTTCGCGGTCCCTTTGATTCGCTGGATGGCGATCGCGGCAGCAACACGGGCGCGGCGCACTTCGACCGGCCAGTCTGCCGACCACTGATCGACCGACAGCGCCCAGGCAAGCCAAGGGAGCAGCTCTTCCGGACAGTCCCGAGCCGACCAGACAGTTCGCAGCGGCGCCGGGATCGCGTCGATCCGATCGTGCTGCAGCTGGTCCGCTGCCTTCACGAGCGGTACGGCATTCGGCGGTGCAAGAGCGGCGGGAGCACTCATTCCCCGACACCTGCGTCATTCAGCGTGATGCCGGTGCAGTGCCCGGCCTGCTTGCGGGTGAGAACGATGTCGGCTGCGGGACTGACGAGGTTGATGTTCTGAACGCCTTCCGGGTGGAGAGCGGCGATGATCCCAGCACGGGTAACGTCGCGGCCAAGCAGTAGCGTGGCGGCCAGATGAGCATCGAGACGCGACCGTGCCGCCGCCATCACGACGGCACGGTCGGGGCCTGACAGGAACGTCATGTCTGCCACGATCGCGAAGGGTACGATCTCGGCCGATACGACGGTCACGTGATCCGTGAGCGGTCGGACATCGTCGGCGGTGAGCGCGGCCGAGACCGTGGCCAGCAGGCCGGCATCGGCAGAGCCGTCCCCAAGGCGCGAGAGGACCGTCACTGTCACGTCGCCCGGCCAGCTGGCGGCGGCGAGTGCATCGGACATTGCCGTGACCAGCGCGGGTGCCTCACCGTTCGCCGCAAGCACGTTCAGCACGATTTGGCGGATGTCGTCCGGCGCCGGGCTGTGGGCCCCAGCATCGGCGACATTGGCACTGGAGGAGAGCGCGTGGAAGATATAGGCGCCGGTCGGCCCGGCTACCGAGAAGCCTTCGGGCGCGAGCACCATCCGACGGCGCAGGCTGTCGTCGGTTTCGTAAATGGGCGCGACGTTCTGTTCGGGATTGCCGGGATCGAGCACGAACCGCTCCACGCCGACGATGGCGGCGACATTGTCGAGATCGGCACCCACTGCGAAGGCGGGCATGACGGCTCGCGCGGCATCGTTGACGCGCTGGCGCAAAATCAGTTCGCGATAGGCGAACAGCTGGAGCAGCAGCACCAGCGGATCGCTTTCAACGGTCGCGCTGAAATCTGGGAAGTAGGTCTGGAACTGGGCCAGCGCCTGGGCATAGATCGTCTCGAAATCCAGCGCCTCGATCACGTCGGGCGCGGGAAGGCGGGAGAGGTCTACCCCGGTAAAGCTGTCCGATGCGATGGCCATGAACCGGGCATGGCCCGATCAACCGCGCGCGCGGAAGGGGTCAGCGGGGTATGCCGGGGCGTTACCCAGCTTCGCCGCCGAAACCCAGCAGCGAGGCGGCTACCTCCAGGGCCTGCGCATTGTCGTCCGCCGAGAATCCGAGCAATCGCCGCTCGGTATACCTTGTGCGGATCACGCGGCCATTTCCGAGGCGGCCCACGCGGGCAAGCTCTCCGAAGTGGTGGACCGCGGCGATGCGGTCGATCGCCGGGGACGCGGGCATGAGTTCCAGCCCATCGGCATCGGCGCCGATCTTCCACGAGCGTGTGAGACGCAGGCGGCGGAACATCTTGGCGCCGGCCTTACGCCGGAGGCGGCCACGCTGGCCCATCGAAGCCTTGCGCGGAGGCATGGCGCTGCCATCCGATTCGATATTGGCGGCAATGCGGGCGAGGTTGGCGCGACGCAGGGCCTGCGCCAGCTTGAGTGCGGCAGCGCGTCGCCGAGCGGGTTCAAGGCCCTGCATCACGCGCACCATCCAGCGTTCGAATTCGGCAAGGTCTTGCGCCATCAGGTGTTCCAGGGCGGCAGGTCGATATCCCATTCGACATCGGCTAGCGGCGGGACCGGCGCGGTTCCGCCGAGGCCGAGATCGTCATCGAAGAGCGGGTCAGCTTCTGCGAGGTAATGCATGCTGTAGCCGCCCTGCGGCTGCTGGGCGACGGTGACGTTTTCGCTAAGCTGGAGCTGCAGCAGGACATCGGCAGAGCCATTGTCGAGTATGTCTGCATCGAAGGCGAAACCTTCCGCGCCGGGCGCGAGCAATTCGGGCTGGTGGATCCGCAGCCATCTGAACACCGCGTGGCCGAGAACGGCGATATCGCTGGACATTTCCGCGATCAGCACATTGGCCTGAAACGCGAAAGCGAAGCTTTCCGTGCGCGTGCCATGGCACCGCCCGGTGCCGCGCTCTATCCAGACGCGCAGCATTTCCGGGCTGCGCGCCAGTTCGGGGAGGGCGGCAGTGATAGCGGTTCGCAGGCTGTTCAATTTGCGCATGTCAGTCCCACAGATTGACGGTTTCAAGCGCCGCAGGGGCGAGTTCGGCCAGCTCGGGCAGCTGGACGAGGGTTCCAGCGGGGAGGCGTGCGCCCAGTTCCGCCAGACCGGGGTTCAGCTCCAGGACTTGCTCGGTTATTCCCCGGGTGCGACCCAGTGTGCGCCAGCACAGTGCATCGACTGTCTCGCCGGCAAGGGCGGTGGCGGTACTCATCAAAGCAATTTTATGTTGCTGGCCTGGCGCTGCTCGATCGCAGGCCGCACCATGACAATGCGCTGGAGATCGTGGAGCTTGTGCCGAAACTCGCAGAGTTCGTCCGAATGAACGCGAGGGAGGGCCATAAAGCCGTTCCAGGCCGAAACGAGACTGTCCAAAATGGCCTGTTCGTCGGGGGTCAGGGGGGCGCTCATCAGATCAACTCCACAATGTTACGGGGAACCTCCGTGCCGCCGATGCTGCGCAGATCGGCGATGGCGGCCAGCGCGCGGCGGCGCAGCTCAGCGCTGGTCAGGTCTTTCTCGGCGGCGCGATCAAGCCCCTGGTCGGTTGCGGAAATATCGCGGTGGTCGGCATTGAGATCGGCGCCCGCGAAGTAGCGGACGACACGCTTCCAGAGAACGACCGCAAGGTTCTCGCCGTTGAGGCGCTGGGCGGTGACGTCTTCGAGAATGGCCGCGCCTTCGAGGATACGGGCAGTGCGCCAGTCGGCCAGTTCGCGAAAGGCATGGAGCATGGCGCTTTCGATCGCCTCGGTCAGCCGGGCCGTGGTGACCGCGCCATCACCGAGGCGCAGCCGGTCGCGCACATCGGCAAGCGCAACTGGCGGGAACCAGTCATCGGCCACGACTTCCGCCTCGGCCGGATCGGGCACGGGCACGGGGGAAGAGACGAGGCCGGTCATGTTGGTGGTCCTGGTGTAATCGGGGGGTGGGGACCGGGTTCAGACATGCGCACCGGATGGTGGCCGCCTCGCCCGATCCGCCCCCCGAGCGCCGTGGGGCGTCCTGTCAAAATTGTTCGTCAGCCGCCTTCTCGATAGCGGAGAGCTGGCGTTCCAAATTGCGGATATCGGTTTTGACGCCGATGTTGTTGTCGAGGGCGAAGGCGCGGCGGAACTGCTCAAGCGCCTGTTCGGTGTAGGCTGCCTTCCCGCCAGCGGGGGCGTTATCGGCTGCGGGATCAAAATCGGCCGCCTTACGGGCGAAGCTGCGTCCGATCGCCTTGTGCAGCTTGGCCTTGGCGGCATCGGGCATGTCGAAGCCTTCGATCAGGCCGAGAACCTGCAAGAGATGTTCGTGGCTCACCGCGTCCTTCTGCGCGAGCGCGACTTCGGCGATGTCCTCGGCGATGAAACAGGCGGCGGTGCGGTTGTAGCGTTCGGGAAGGGCGAGGTGAAACTTCAGGACGTGCGCGGCCAAGCGCACCGCATAGTCGAAGTCGCGCGCATCGATCGCCCAGATCATCACGGTTACAAGAATTTCATCCTGAGCGGCTTCGCCAGATTCGCCGGCGGCCAGGACGCCGTCTATCCACGGCGCGAAGGCCTTGGCCATCTCAGCCTTTTTCGGATTGCGCGCCTCTATCGACTGGATGTCGGCCAGGGTGCGCAAATTGTCGTGCAGCAGGGCGCGAAGGGCAGCGTATTCCTGCCCCGCCGGGGTGTCTGCGGCGGGCTCGGCCGGGGCGGCAGGCGTGTTCGTCTCGATGGCAGCGCCGGACTGGCGAGCAAGGACCATCTGCTGATGGCGGCGGAAGGGGCTGCGAGACATCGATGTCGTTTCCTTCTCAAGTGCCCGGAGGAATTTCCGGCGGTGGCTATGGGCAGTGGCCAAGGCTGGATCCTTCCGAAAAATTGGCCCCTCTATCCGGCGGGGGCCGGCCGGCGCTGGCCGGGGTCCGACGTCATTGGAACCATGTTCCTACGTCGGGGTGCTCCCCGGGCTCCCGGCTGTGCGTCATGGCTCTGGCGGGCCGACCCGGATGTCAGGTGCCGCCGTCACAGCCTCTCGGTTATTCTTACGGGCGGTCGCCGAAGGTGATGTTCTCGGCCATGACCGCAAAATCGGTGTCCTCGAAGACGTAGCCCTCGTTGACGGAGTTGTAGTCAACCAGGCTGGCCATGTTTTCCGGTTCATCCTTGATGTACCGGCGGCGCGAACCTTCCTGATAGTAGAGCGACAGATTGCTGAAGGGGGTGACCAGCATGGTGCCTTCGGGGAAGTAGGGCACGATCGCGGCGGGGCGCCCGCCGATCTGCTTGGCCGACATCACGATGTCCGACACAACCTGATCGCTGACGGAGCGGCCACCGTCGATCGTGTCCGCCAGCGGACGGTTGACCATCGGGAAGTACTTCTCGTCGACCAGATCCTGGCTGACGATCACGACATGATCGGTCGAGCCGCGCGCCCAGCTGGGCATGCCGGCAATGAGATCGTAGGCGAGCGCATCGATGTTCTTGTAGTCGCCGTCCGCTGTGTCGGCGTTCTGGCCGATGTAGATCGGCGCGTCGGCGCCGGTGGCGGTGGTCACGCCGCCTGCGGTTACGGTCGCGCGTCCCATGACGTGCTCGGCCTTCTCCAGGCGCAGCTTTTGCAGCCACCCGATGTTGACGTCCTCGCCCAGCGGATTGTCTTCCGGATCGGTATCGGCGGCAGCGGTTTCGCCGTGCCAGCCCACCATGATGCGGCTTTGGGCTACCGAGATGGCGACGTGACGGGCGTAGCGTTGGGCAAAGTCGGGGAAACGCGACCATGCGTCGATCACTTCCCAAGGCAACATGGTGTCGAACTGCGTATCGTGCAGCTCATAACGGCGGTTCTGCAGGCTGCCGACGTACTTGGGCTTGCGCGGCAGGTTGGCGCGCGAGGTGCGGCTCGCGACCAGGCTATTGGTGGTGAGGCCGATGACGTCGCCGATCATGTCGCGCATCGGCATGACGTTGATCCGCTGCAGGAAGCCGACTTCCTCGCGCTGCAGATCCTCAAGCCGCTGCTCGGCGGCGGGATCGACCGCGAACTGGTGGCCTACGCCGCGCGGTGCGCCGTTGAGCTGGGCGATCGCCGTGAAGAGATTGTCGAGAGCCCGGCGGCCGCGATCGGAAAGATTGTACTTCGCCATGTTGAGAAATCCTTGGGTAGCTGGGCGATGTTGGCGGGAGCGGGGCGGTAGGCGTCGGGGCGGTCAGATGATCAGAAGATGCCGGCGTAGTTGCCGGCGTTGCCGTCAGAGCGTGGGCGCTGGGTGTAGGATTGCGCCGGCTGCCGTTCGCGCTCGCTTTCCAGCCTGGAGAACTGGACGGCGAGGCCATCGACTTCCGTGCGCAGTTCGGTGCGGAGCGCGGCGATCTCCTTGGCGAAGATCTGGCCGACCTGTTCGAACATCGGCGCGAACTCGGCAACGTTGAAACCCGCGGGTTTTTCGGCTTCGGGCTCGACCTTCGGCTTTTGCTCTTCCTTCGGCGCGAATTTCGCGGCGAAGCCATCGAACATCGACTTCATCGAGGCGAGCAGGCCTTCCTGCGCGGCCTGGCCGCCTTCATCGACGAATTCGAGCAGGGCGGAATCGTCGCGGGCGAGGTGGATGGTGCCGGGCATCTGCCGGTTGAACTGCAAACGCTGGGTCGCGATCGAGGCGGGGCTGTCAGTGAGGGCGCAGCCCATCAGGTAGGCGAAGCCCTTGCCGGCGAAGTTGTCCTCGATCTCGATCGAGGGATAGACCTTCTGGCCGGCATCGTTGAGCGCCTTGGCATCGTCGGTCACGTCGAACACGCCGAACAGGCCGAGGCGCTTTTCAGCCTTGCCGTTGAAGTTGACATCCACCTCGGCGGTGCTGAGTTCGAGCACGTCGCCGTAAGAGCGGAAGGGCTTGTCGCCGGTGATGCCGCGAACATGTTCGATGTTGAGCCGGGCGCCGTAAGTCTTTGGATCGTAGCTGGAGGCCATTTCCTTCAGCAACTTCTCGTCGATCGTCCGGCCATCGACGGTCGAGCCGGCGGTGGCGAGAAGGAAAGGCTTGGTCTTCATGGCTTCGGCTCCGGTGTGACGGGGCTTCAGCGCGCCCCCGCATCGTCTGGTGGTGCCTTCAGGCCCGAGGCGGCGGCTCCTTGCAACGCGCGGGCAGGGTATGGCGCGGGTTTACCGGGCCAGCCCTTCGACAAGCGGGCCGGGGCAGGGTGCATGGCAAGGCCATGCACCGCGCCGAAGCCCATACCGATACCGACGACCGAGCTATCAGCCGGCAGGTCGGCCGTGCGCAGAGGCGCGAGGCGCGCTCGCTCTATTGGCGAGGCTGGCGGATCACCGACATCGCCGACGAGGTCGGCGTGGCCGAGGGGACGATCAGCAGCTGGAAGAGCCGTGACCGGTGGGACGACGATCCGCCGGTGAAGATCCTGGCCGACAGGCTGGAAGCGAAAATCGCCACCCTGCTGGACAAGGAGCCGTTCACCGAAGGCGACATGAAGCGCGTCGATTTCCTGATGCGCCAGATGGAACGCGCTGCGCGGATCGAGAAGTTCGGCCAGACCGGCAAGGAGGGCGATCTCAACGAGAAGATCGCCGCGCGCAACGACGACAAGGCGAAGGCCAAGCGGGCGGACAAGCGGCGCAACTTCCTGACGCTGGATCAGTGGCAGGCGCTGCTCGACGACTTCCACGCCAAGAACTTCGACTACCAGGAACTGTGGTGGTCGAAGCGCGGCGAGCGCGTGCGCAAGCTGCGCAAGAGCCGCCAGGTAGGCGCGACATGGTATTTCGCCCGCGAGGCGTTGGCGAAGGTCGCCGAAGCGGTGTTGAACGGCCGGGGCCTCGAAGCGCTGGACGAGGACGAGCGGCCCCGCAACCAGATCTTCCTTTCCGCTTCCGAACGACAGGCGCTGAAGTTCCGCCGTGAAATCACCGGGTGGGTGCGCCGGGTGACTGGGGTGGAGCTGAAGGGCAAGATCATCATGCTCGACTTCGTCGGGCAGTATCCCGGTGAAGAGGAGGACGAGCAAGACGGGCCGTCGCTCGATCCGGTCGGGTTCTATTTCCTTTCTACCAACAGCGCCACCGCGCAAGGCGAAAGCGGCGATTTCTATTTCGACGAATATGCCTGGGTGCATGGCTTCGCCGAGCTGAACCGCGTCGCCAGCGCCATGGCGACGCACAAGATCTACAAGAAGACCTATTTCTCGACGCCGTCGACCAAGACGCATCCGAGCTATGCCTTCTGGAGCGGCGAGGAGTGGAACAAGGGCCGCGCGAAGGGCGAGCAGAAGAGTTTCGACACCAGCCTGAAGACGCTGCGCCACGGCGCGACCATGCCCGACGGATCGTGGCAGCACATCCTGACTATTCACGACGCGGCAGCGGGCGGCCTGGGCAAGCTGGTCGATGTGGAAGAGCTGCGCCGCGAGTATTCCGAGGAGGAGTTCCGCAACCTCTTCGAATGCGAAGACGTGGACGACAGCGAGAGTAGCTTTCCCTACTCGCGCATCGCGCCGGCACGGGTGGACAGCTTCCTCAAGTGGCGGGATTTCAAGCCGGCGCTGGTGGATATCCCCGGCGCACGGCCGTTCGGCGAGAAACCGGTATGGATCGGGTACGATCCCAACAAGCAGGGCAAGGACGATGCGGCTCTGGTGGTGCTGGCGCCGCCCGATCTGCCCGGCGGAAAGTTCCGCGTGCTGGAGAAGTACCGTCTGAACGGCCGGGACTTTCAGGGACAAGCGGACTTCATCAAGGACATCGCCGCCCGATACAACGTCACCGACGTCGCGATCGACACCACCGGCCACGGCCAGGCGGTGTGGGAGCTGGTGGTGAAGTGGTTCCCGCTCGCCCGGCGGATCGAATACTCGGTCGCCAGCAAGACGGCGCTCGTCATCAAGGCGCAGAACGTATTCCGCGCTGGCCGCATTGAGTTCGATTCCGGGTGGACCGACCTGATGCAGGCGTTGATGGCGATCCGTCCGGCGCTGACCGGCAGCAAGAAGGGCGTCACCTATGTCGCCCAGCGCAACGGCACTGTCGGCCATGCCGATATCGCCTGGGCCCTGCTCAATGCCCTTTCCAACGAACCGCTAGACGTGGGCAGCGCCAGTGAAGGCGCGGGCGCGGCGGTTGTGTTCTTCGACTGACAGGAGCCCTTTTATGAATGAAGCCCTTTCCACCGAGGTGGTGCCACAGGTCGAAGCCGATCAAGTGCGCTTTCCGGCCGACGCCTATTCGTTCGGCGATCCGGAGAGCGTGCTCGATCGCCGCGAGCTGAGCCAGTATTTCGAGGTGTGGCACAACGGACGCTGGTACGAGGCGCCACTGCCGATGTGCAAGCTGGCGCAAGTGTTCAACATGGCGCCGTATCACCGCAGCGCGATCGGCCTGAAGGTGAACATGCTGGTGGCGCAGCAGCAGCCAAGCCGCTGGCTTTCCGCAGACGACTTCGAGCGGTTCGCGTTGGATTTCTGCCAGATGGGCAACGGCTATCTGGAGTGGGTGCCGAACATGGCGGGCAGGCTGGCGCGGGCGGCGCACAGCCCGGCGGTGCATACGCGGGTTGGCGTGGACCCGGGGGTGTTCTGGTTCATCAACGCGCCGATCGGGCAGCAATACTCCTTCCCGCAGGGCCGGATGTTCCAGCTGCAGCAGCCCGACCCGGCGCAGGAGATCTATGGTATGCCCGAATGGCTGGCGGCGCTGCAGTCAGCCTTGCTAAGCGAGAATGCCACGCTGTTTCGCCGCCGCTATTTCAAGAACGGCGCGCACCTGGGGTTCATCCTGCAGATCAACGATCCGCTGGTCGATACGAAGACGATCGACCTGATCAAAGAGAAGCTGGCGCAGGGCAAAGGGGCGGGCAATTTCCGCAACATGCTGCTCTATACGCCGGGCGGGAAGAAGGACAGCGTGCAGCTGATCCCGGTGGGCGAAGTGAATGCCAAGGACGACTTCCTCAACATCAAGAACATCAGCCGCGATGACATGCTGGCCGCACACCGCACGCCGCCGCTGCTGATCGGCGTGATCCCGCAAAACGCCAGCGGCCTGGGCAAGGTGACCGAGGTGCGCGACGATTACTATCAGTTCGAGGTGGTGCCGGTGGCCACGCGCATGCTGCGGATGAACGCCTGGTTTGGCGTGCCGGTGCTGTCTTTCGCGGATTACGTATGCAGCGACGGGGCGGTGATCCGGCAGGTGGGGGAGGGGTTTCAGAAGGTGGCTGCGGGCGTGCGGTAAGGATTTCCGCCGCCAGAGGGCGGGGGACAGGGGCGCGGCAACGCCCAAGTCCGACGAAACGAACTCGTCATGATCCCAATCGGTCCCGCCATGGGGCCATCCCGCCTGCCGACTCGGCGCGGGAACAGTTAGAGAACAAACATGACAGAGTCGAATCTCGTTTCGCCGCTCGATCCGGTCGAGCCCGTCCAGCCATTGGCGCCCTATATCGGCGGCAAGCGGCAAGCGGCAGCTGGCAAAGCGCCTGATCGCGCTGATCAATTCGATCGAGCACCGAACCTATGCAGAGGTTTTCGTGGGCATGGGCGGTGTGTTCCTGCGCCGTGATCATCGGCCGAAGGCGGAGGTGATCAACGACTGGTCGGAGGACGTCTCCACATTCTTCCGGGTAATCCAGCATCACTACGTGGCGTTCCTGGACATGCTGCGCTGGCAGATTACGAGCCGCGCAGGATTTGAGAAGCTGCTTGCGCTTGAGCCCAGTTCGCTGACCGATCTACAGCGATCGGCGCGGTTCCTCTATCTGCAGCGCCTGGCGTTTGGCGGGAAGGTGAATGGCAAGACGTTCGGCGTTGTCACCGCTGGGCCAGCCCGTTTCGATGTGACCAAGCTGGGGCCGATGATCGAGGCGGTGCACGAACGCCTGGCTGGCGTGGTGATCGAGCGATTGCCCTGGTCAGACTTCATCGCGCGATATGACCGGCCGGAGACGCTGTTCTACCTAGATCCACCGTATTTCGGGAACGAGGGCGACTATGGCCGCGACATGTTCGACCGGGGGCAGTTCGAGCTGATGGCCAAGCAGCTGCGGGGGATCCGGGGGCGGTTCGTATTGTCACTCAACGATCACCCGGAAGTGCGGCGGATCTTCGCCGGGTTCGAGTTTCGGGAGGAGCGGCTGTCGTACACCGTCGGGGGTATGGATAGGGCGAAGGCGGTAGGGGAGGTGGTGATTTTGGGGTGAGCGAACCAAGCCTAGGGAAGATACCTATGACGGTGTATTGTCTATTGAGTAATACACCGTCATTCCAATCAATATTGGAAGCTAAGTCCGTCCATTTTTATGTATATTTTATTTTTTTCTTGGAAAGGCGGGGTAAATAAAATTAATATCTTCAATTTTCAAAAATTGAACTCGGTAAGTTTCGTCTATTAAAAAAATACGTTCGTTGTTTTGAAATATTGGTATTCCAACAATATCGTTATTTTTTCCGTAATTATAGAGTAAGCATTTTTCACAATTATTTATAATTTGATCAAGAAATTTTGAATACTCTTTATAAGCATAAACTTCTGCGGTGCTTAAAAGTCCAGATTGAAAAAATGTCACCGTCGAGAAAATTGCGCATAATAATCCAAAAATTAAAGCAGATGGAAATGGATAACTCCTGCCTTCAGATTGGGAATCTACACTAAAATTTTCTTTATTAACTTTTTCTAAATAGGTGCGATACACTCGCAAACGCAATCTGCGATAGCTTGGTATTAGGTAGGCAATCAGGCATAGCACAGTCAATGCACCTGAGAAGGCTGCGAGAAACCCTAAACCATCTATCCCTGCTAAGATTCTAGCCCCTTGCGCAACAGTTAATTGGAACGGCTCTTCACTAGGGGGGTGACGAGCCCGTAAAAGGTTGCCAGCTTCTGGCGATAATGAATGCCGACAAAGTAGCAAATTGTGCCCGTTGCCGCAAAGATTGCCAGCATGGTTGTAACAATTGACTGTATCATGGAAATCCAGTTAGCAACGGGCGAATTCAGGTTCCTAGGCATTAATCGCTTCTATCTATGTTTAGCCGCATTGGGATTACCACCATTTTTCCATAATACATCAGTGGGGGCGATCTGTATTTGATCTGCCGGAAACGGTCGATCAAACCGGCATGCCTCGGACAGCGGCCTGCACAGCCACGTCTCCCAATGCTCTTGTTCCAAAATCACCGGCGAGCGATCGTGGATGTGCGCCAGCTCGGGCGCGTTGTCAGTCATGACGCCGGTGTAGCAGGTGCCCCATTCCTCGCTGTCGCGCCACAGGCCCGCCCAAGCGAAAAGGGGCTGGTCCTTCACCGATAGCCAGGTGGTGGTCATGGACCCGGCCGGACCGACTGCCTCGGCATAGGCGGCGGCGGGGATCAGGCAGCGGTGCTTGGGGTTCTCCGCCCATCGCTTCCAGAAGCCGCCGAGCTTGTCGAAGCGGGCGTTGTTAACCGGCTTGGGTTTGAGGGGCTGGCCGGACTTGCCGCGCAGCGTCACTGGGAAGCCCCATGTCATCTGTTCCAGCACACGCTCGCCGTCCTGCAGGCGGACCACCCATCCGGGCTCCTTTGGGTGCACGATCGCGGGGCCATCATTCGCCTCGCGCAGGACGCGGGCGCTAAAGTGATCCTCGATCCTCTTGCGTTCGCCGGGGCGGTAGCGGTTGCACATGCAGGGAAGCTGCTGCGTTCCGCTGCCGAAATCAAGTTCTGGCAAGTGGGCGCGGATCAGACGTTTGATCTGCACGGGATCCAGCGGCTCGATCCCCAGCTTGTAGCTCCAGTTCTCCAGCGCGCCGATGAGGCGGCGCGTCTGGATGTAGCGGGCTTCGTGTTCGAAGACGTGGTGCGTCCACTGTGCCGCCAAATTCTCCCAGAACGACGCGGCCTGCCATGGTTCCGCCACGCCCTTGGTGACCAGCCACTCCAGCGCGAGGCGGTGGCCCCAATGCCGTTCGACGTCACCGCATTCGGCCTGGGCGAGGGCATCGTAAAGGGCGCGCATGGCAAGCTGGGAGAGGCGGTCGATTCGCATCGAGTCACGTTAGAACAAATATGGAACATGGCGCCAGCCTTGCCAGCGGCGAGGTTGCATCCGCCACTTGCCGCGCCGCGCTCGCCCCCACACCTCGCTTTCGGCTTCTTCATCGATTTTCTTGCATGAGCGAGGCTGGGCTTGCGGCCTGACGGAGGGGGGTGGTCTTCGCTGAGACCTAATATTCCTAACCACCCCCCGAAAACGCCCCGGAGAGGCGCAGAAATTGGCCGTTTTCCATGTTAGGTTTGAGACCTAACATGACCTAATATTTTTCAGGCGCAAACCTTATATAACTGATTTTTAAAGATAATTTTAGACCGATATATTATGATGATTTGACCTAATCTGATTAGTTCAATGTTAGGAAAATGTTAGGCCGTAAGTATTTGATATTCCATCAATGTTAGGAATGTTAGGTGGTTGCGAAGCATACCACCCACTTGAGCGACGGTGACGTGAGAGTGCGGCTTTCAGCAATCCATCTCTGCAGTGCTAACCTCGTCGGCCACGAGTGGTTTGGGCTTGCGGAAGCTTGCGCAGCCGACCTGTGTGGCGGGCTGCTGATTTCGAGTTTACAGATGATCGGTGCGGTCGCGGTTTTCTGCGGATCTTGAGGGGTGTGGTTTACAAGAAAGCCGTTTTAAAACAGCGGCGCACGGGAAATCATAATCCGCGTGTCGGGGGTTCGAGTCCCTCCTCCGCTACCATTCAACTATATGAAAATCCGTGATTTTGTTTGGCGTGCCGGGCCGCTTTTTATAGGCGCTGCAGGGCAGGTTTACAAAGTGCTGTAAACTTTCAGGCCGACAGGCGGTCTGCCATGGCTATCACCACGCGCGCTTCGTCCACGTAGCGGGCGCGGATTTCGGCTATGCGTTTTGCCGTCCAGCCTATTACGCGGGCGATTTCTTCGTCGGTCAGGCCCCTAAGTGCCAGGAAGGTGACAAAGGTGCCGCGCAGGTCGTGAATGGTGCGGTCGAAGCCGGAGGGCTTCTTGCGCTGCCAGACGGTTTCGAGGCCGCTCTCTGTCCAGGGAAGCTTGCGGCTGTTGAGCAGAACGGTGCCTTGCCTGATCACGCGGCCGTCCAGCCATTGGCGCAATTCTGTGTAAATGGGGATAACCGCCCGGCCGCCGCGCTTTCGGGTCTTCTCGATGATGATCGCTTTATCGCCCACCTGCGCCCATTCGAGGCGCACTAAATCACCCAAGCGCAGGCCGGTGAGGCTGGCGAGGGTGAGCGCATCCATGACATGGGGCGGGAACTTCTCGATCGCGCGCACGGCCTTCCAGTGGTGATCCTCCCAGATCTGGTCCGCTTTGTTGACGCTGTGGAGCTGGCGGATGCCGGCGGCGACGTTGATTTCGATTCGACCGTTCTCGACGGCCCAGCCCAGAAGGGTTGCCATCATGACCGACGCTTTATCAGCGGTGCGCGGTTGGTGGGCCCATTGGTTGCGCCACTCGATAATGTCGCCGCGCATGCGACGGTCTTCAAATGCGGCGAGAGGTGTGTTGCCGAATCGCTGGGATATCCGGGTTAACCAGAGGCGATAGTCCTTCTGGGTGCTGGCGCGGCGATCAGTGAATTCCGGGCTTACTTCATAGTCGGCGATCACAGCATCGATGTCGTCGCCGGCGGCGCCGAAGCTGGATTGCAGGGCGCGTTGCTGCAGGCCGAGGATTTCGGGTGTGATGACGGGCCGGGCGCCGTCCTGTTGGTGAATACAGGGGCCGCCGCGCCAGGCGTAGACGTACCAGCGCTTGCCGCCCTGGCGTGATTTAGCGACGACGTGAAGGCCGGTCACTATTCTGGTCCTTCGCCTTCCACGCATCGTACGCGTTCCCCGCTGTTGCCGCAGGGGGATGGATAGTCACGCCGTCGCTCCTGATGTCAACGGCGCCGATCGGCAGGCCGCACTCTCGAAAGAGTTCGAGCATTCGGCGTACTTCGCTTTCAGGGACAAGGCGACGGCGGGCTGTCACCTTTCAAGCCAGGCCTTATAGGCGTCCGTGATGCGATCGACGGCGGTGGCGAAGTGCTTGGCGTTGCGTTCGATACCGGTGAAGACCTTGCCAAGACGGATCGCGGCAACGCCGGTGCTGCCGGTGCCCATGAAGGGATCGATGACGGTGCGGCCGGAAAGGTTTCGCAGGATCTTGGCCATGACGTCGAGCGGCTTGACGGTCGGGTGGCCGAAGACCTTTGCGGGCATTGTGCCCGAGGAAACCCAGCGGTGCATGTCGTGATGCTCGCCGACAGGGTGGTAGCCGGGGTTCCATGCGTGAATGTACGGCTCGACATCGGCAAGGTAGTGCTTGTTGCGCATCGGGCTGGGGTTTCGCTTGATCCAGGCAAGCACGCAGAACCGCTGGTATCGCGGCCTCAGATAGCCAAGCAGCTCGGGTAGTTGATCGTTGTGGCAGAAGACCACCACTGAGCCGGCGCGCAGAGGGTTGATAATAGACTGGTCGAAGCCCTGGTCGAGTTCCTCCTGCACGATCATCTCCGCGCCGGTGCGGCTCTTGCGGAAGGCGCCGCCGCCCCGATTGTCGAAGCGGTACGGCGGATCCATGAATTCCGCGTCGAAGAAGCCGAGCTTCGGGCGCAAGTGGTAGGCGTCGGCGTGGTAGAGGGTGTGCGGGCCGATCTGGATCACGCTGATGTCGTCGCCGGGCGCGCCGGGGTCGAAGCCGATGAGTTGAGGTTGCATCACCTGTACCCGCCGCGAGCGTAGAATGTTTCGAGATCATCGGGATGGGTGATTGCGGTGCCTTCGCGATTGGCGAAGAACATGCCAGGTAACTCGCTGCCATTGGGCTGGCCGCCTTGGATCCAGCCAAAGCCGCGGCGTTCAAGGGCGCGCGCCGTCCGCCAGTCGGCGCCGCTGCGAAGCTGCACACCGAACCCGTTCCCGTCCTTTGGATCAAAGCCGCTGAGAATCAACATAGCGCGCTGGCGCGGGGCGAGTTTCGGCGTCATGCCCTTGCTCCATCCATGCGGAATGCGGCTTGATCATTGTCGATCGACAAGGCGAGAGCCCCCGGTTTTGCCCAAATTTCGCGAGTGCTGAGGAAGAACGATTCTCCCATATCGGCAAGGATCAGCGATTCGCCGATAGTGTTGGCCATGCCGGTAGCCGCGTCGCCGGGAACCATGTTGCCGATCCATTCGCGCTTAGTGACGTCGCTGCCGTCGATCAGGTCAAACGGGGAGAGGCAGCGCCAGACCTCGCCTAGGTCGGATGCTTCAGGGAAGAAGATTTCTTCCGGATCGAACAGGGACTGCAGAGCAGCCAGAGCACAGCGGTGCCGATGCCGGCGGCCGTGGGGGAGCCCGCCTTCAAGCGCCCGGTTGAAGACGGCCTGCGCCTTTTCGGCGGTCAGGCAGGTTTCGGCCCAGGCGAGCTTGATATCTTCAGAACAATTGCGGAAGTGGCGCATGTGGAAGAGGTTGCCGACCTCTTCCATGTCGATCTTGCGGGCTGCAGCGTGAATGACGATGCGCTGGCCGATCAGCGAGCGCGGAGCGCGCCAGCCCCGGAACTCGTAGGGCTTGGCGCCGGCAATGATCAGGGAAGCCCATGGCTGCCAGATGGTGAGTGCTTTCATCGCCAGCCCTCCACATCATCGCCATCGTCCAGGACGGCGTCGATCATGCCTTCGTCCACGATCGTGGAGATGAGCAGTCTGGCCAGATGGTTGACGGAAATGTTTCGTCTTGCCGCGTGCGGGCCGAGCTGGTCCAGGACGTCGATCGGCACCACGACTGTTCGTCCGAGTTTCTCGGAAGGTCGTTCCTTTCTAATTTCGCGTGGCCTGCTACTGCCCAGCTCAAGGGCAGACACGGTGCTGATCTTAATCCCGACCGCATCCGCAATCTGGCGGGTGGACATGCCGTTGGCGCGAAGTGCGTGGACGGCTTGAGTGCGGCTTGGATAGCCGAGGCAAGGTTTTGCTGCGCCCATCAGCCTGCCCACCCATCTATGAACATTGCGCAAGCGGCGCAGAGCTGGCCAATTTCATCGCGATACTCGCGCATGTGACCGCCGTCGCCGAGATGATCGAGATGGATGCGCCCGGCGTGCAGAAGCGCCTCGGCGAGCTTTTCGACGATATCGCTGTCACCGAAGGCCGAGTGGGCGTGTGGTCCCTCGGTATGGAAGCGGAGAAGCTCGGCAACGGCTTCGTTGGCTTGGGTTGCGGCGACAAGCGCTGCGCGGTCGTGGAGCAGTTCGATCATGCCGCACCGCCTTCCGCATAGCGGCCTTCCGACCGCGCAATGAATTCCTTCATCATGGCGATCATATCCTCGCGTCCACCATTGCTGATGTAGTTGACGCGGCCGTGGTCGATATGGCCGAACTCAGCGAGAAGGATGACGAAGCCTACGGTCTTGGGCTTTCCGGGCGGATTGAACATCTCGTCGACCACCCCGGCGAGGGCGTTCATCTGGATGCGATGCTGCTGCTGGATCGGCTCGTTCATGATGCACCGCCTTCCGTGCTAGCGGTCGGCGCTGGCACGTAACGCTCGCCGCAGAATGGGCAGAAGGTGTGCGCAAAGAGACGTGGCTTGCGGCTGCGCGTTT